ATTTTATTATTGTTGATAACCTTCATTATCAGGTCTAGTAGTATTTCTAGCTACTTCCTGATTTTGATTTCTCTGTTGTTGTTGAGCTGCATGAAGTCCACCTTGAATAGATATATTATACAGGTCAACAGCATGTTTAAGTATATCAACGTGCATAGATTCTGGTAAATCACAATCTACATCTGTTCCACCAACATCTGATAGATAAGTAACTTTTGCTGGTCTAGCGAGATAAGATACACGAAGTATACTTGGTACAAGCATCTCAGTTTTTAATTTACCGTTAGCAAGTCCATAACCTTCTCCTAAATATAAATCTAGTTGATTATTATAAACAACTGCTATCGGAGTACGTACACGAGGTTTAAGAACATAATCTTGCATTGTATCAGCAAGGTACATATCATCAATAATACGAACTGGAAAGTATCCAGTTTTTTTATTACTACTATGGTCACTAGCTACTATATATTGAATTGCCAAGTCTACTAAATAGAGTGCGTCTACTTGAGGTTCAATATCTCCTTGTTTATCTGTAAAATTAGTACATCTAAACAATCCCATATCATCTCCTTCATCAACAACTCTTACAGGATAATATATAATATCTTGATGGTCTGGGTCAAAAGTAGCAGGAGTAGTTAAATCAGTTGTGATATTAAGTTCTTTAACCTTATATAATGTTCGGAGAGCATTAATCTGACCAATTTTAGAATTGTCTGTAATGATTCTATCATTAGTCAGACTAATGTTTTCTCGAACAATTTGATTGATTGTGTCTGAAATACTCGTATTGATTACTAAGTCAATCTGCTCTGGAAGAATTGCACGAACATTCTGCAATCCCATTTGTTGAGCATATTGTCTAAACCATATGTGCATTTCAGCTGCGTTCATATCAATAATATATTAAAATAGTTTAAGTTTATTTTCGTAAGCAGTACGTACATCTTTATTATCGGGATTCTCAAACCAAGCAATAGCTTCATTCATATTAGAACCAATAAAGGTACCATCTGCTGTTGATATTTGTTGATTGAAGTCAGAACGTACAAGTTCTCCACGAACAATCAGAGTTTCAATGAATGCTTTAAGTTTAATGTTCCTATCTTCATAAAGTTTATTAAACTTATCAGGATATTTATTAACATAATCAATAAGAATAGATACTTTTTCAGACCTATCTTTCATTAGCATTTCATTGAGGTTATCATTACGAGAAACACACATTGCTACAAATACTGCATTAAACTTAGCGTCAGTACCATTAAGTTCAACAAAATTCTTCATAGCTTTGGTCTTTTGCTCAGTAAGTTTACGTTGCTTTTCAGCTTCCTTAGCTTCATCTTTAATATAGAAACGAAGAGTAGAATCTGAATTAATTAAAGCAATGTCCTTAGCAACATCCTTGTAAAGAAGACAATGACGATACATCAAATATTGTTCAAGATTTTCAGGTCGTCCATATTTATATTTAGAACTTTCAAGAGTATTAAGAGCTTCAATTTTGCGCTTCAGAGCTTCTTTAATAGCTGCTGTATTAGCCCTATCTACTTTTTCATATTCTGCATTAATTCTATCTTCTTCAGCTTTTACTTTTAGATAATCACGCTTATGTTTGTAAATGAACGATGTATTTAAAGAAAAGTCGTTTTCACTAATAGTAAATTGAATGTTGCTAAGCCATGCTTTAACACGAGTTACAAACTCTGGATTATTCGGTGATACGCCAATCAATGAAGGAAAATAAGCATTAACTTCATCAGCATTTGACGAAAGTATTTGACAAGAACGTACAGAAGAACCAATAGTTTCTTTACGTTGTCCAAGTACTTTTAGATTAGCTCGACGATAATTAGAATAATTGTGTACAAGACTGATTGTCACAGTTCGCTTATCAATATATTGTCCATCGAGTTCTGGGTCAACTTTAGTAGCTGTAGTTGCTTTATTATCTTTTGGTGAATCTTTAATTTCACTAGCCTTTATTTCAGGATTATTAAGTGCCATATTCTTAGTATTTTAATTATTATTAATTAGAGGACGCACTTGAGTTGCATCATCTTGGTTGCATTATTTACTTGCAAACCATAACTATTTTTAATCTCATAACGTGACATATCAATTTCAGTACCAAGACTGTTTGCAGGAACACCACCCCAACTTGCAGGAATAGGAGTAAGACCCTTCAATACACCACTAAGATAAATTTGTCCTTTTTGACGAACCTTACGAACATTGCGAGTTCCTTCATAAGTACTCATATCAAGAAGGAATGCTTGATGCGAACTCATAGGACGACCACTACGTGGATGGATATTACCATTAGACTTATCATTGTCAGCAATAGTACCGTGGTCAAGGAAGGGCAGATGTTGAACAGTGATAATATGATTATCTACAGTCTTATAACGACGGAAGTACTTACCATAAGAAAGACCATCTTTATAATCTTCAATCATCTTATCACCAAGAGGAGTTGCAAAACCTTCTGAACGAGCATCATTGCGAATAGCTTGGTCAAAGTCTTCCATGAAACCTTTACCACCCATAAGAACTACTTCCATGCTACCAGTATCAGTATCCTTGTCAAGAACATCACCAATAGTACGCTCAATCTTATTCAGAGTAAGAACTTCTCCATAAGTATCATAGTTAGCTTCACGACAAATCTGCATCATACCAGCAGTGTGAGGAATTGGCTGACCATTATCAGGGTCAACAAGAGTAATCTCACCATTCTCATTCCTATTATATTCAGCAAGCCATAAACGCTCTTCATCCATAATACGAATTTGAATATCATGTTGACGCATTTCCTCGTTAATCCAAAGGTCAGTAGTACCACCACCCTTAGTCTTAAAGCGATAAGTTACAATAGTATTGCTAATGTTACCAGCAATTTCCTTAGAATAACGATGATACTCAAGTTGAGAAGTCATCTTACCAGGACCCATAACATTAGAACGATTACCTTTACTGTAAGACTCAGAAATAGTAGGAGCAGTCATACTCCAATATTTACCAACAGCAAGATTATCAAGGTCTACATAACTATTAGGATTAGGACTAGTAAGACGAAGACGATAAAGATAACCTCCATGAGGACCTTCACCAAGGTCTTTCATAATACGAACTTGAGTTACACCATCAGGAGCAATCAAACCATATTGTTCAATCAGCCAGTGAGTAGCAAACTCAACTTCAAACATAGCACCACCAAGACCAGGTTGTGTATTAGCAGTATTGAAATAAACTACATAGTCATTATAACGAGAACGACCCATTGTTTTCCAAGTCCACTGATTAGTAGTAATGTCTACTACACCAGCATTACCTTGACCTTCAGTAAGGAATGTCAAAGGAAAACGATCGTCATCCATACCGTAAGTATAAGTCAGAGTATTATTAATTTCCTCTGGATGTGTAAGCATAAGATGAGCAATAGTTTCCTCATTAGAATAACCACGATCATCATATTTTCCACGAGATACTTCTTGAAGTTTGTACATAATATCTTTTTAATTTAAGTTAATAATATAAGAGATTAACTTAGAATAATATCATTAGGATTTACTTTGCCTTGTTTTGGCTTATTAATCTTAATTGTTCTAGAAGCACGTTGTTGTTTAGATTTAATTACAAGTCGGCGAACCTTATCTTCTTTAACTGCCATGTCAATCAAATCTTTGTAACTACCACCTGTGAACATTAGCCAAGCATCTAATAACTCTTTCTCAAGAGCTTCCTCATTAGATAATCTATTCAAATCTCTTTGATAACCAGTCATACGAGTACCCTCATCATCGACTTCTCTTGCTTCTGCAACATAACGATAGAAATCATCTGGTGTAAAAGTAATCTGCTGACCATTAATTTCTTTAACAAATGTTTCTGGAAGTTTATAACCTCCAATAACTCGTTTTCCAATAGCATCAGCAACACCTTGCCAATACTGATTAAGTTCTTCTTGTTCTTGTTGACGAGCAGCTTCAGCTTGAGCAGCTAATTGTTCTTTATAAGCTTTATCTTTACCAACAAGAGCTTGAAGTTGATTTTTAGCCTCATCATAAAGTGCTCCTGAATCTTTGAGATATTTAATATAAGTATCATTCAGACTAGCATTACCAAACTCTTTTGCAGCCATACGAATAACGGCTTCAAGTTGCATTTCATTATCCTTATCGAGTTGAATACCAGACCTATCAGGAATATCACCAAAACCTTGAGGACTACCAGTAAGCTGAACATAATCAACAAATTCTTTAAGTAGAGGAGCTTCAGCGAATAGCTTATTAATTGCACCTTGTTGAATTTCACCTGACTTAAGAGAGATAACTGAATCTACATATTGTTTTACACCTTCAGCAGTATTAGGAAATTCAATTTCATTTCCATTATTGTCAGTTACTGAAATACCAATAGCATCTTGAATAGCAGGTAAACTAAGCTCATCACTATCATAATCTGAGTTTGCTTCATTTTCTTTAAGCCAAGCCTCAACTTCACTAGCTTGTTTAAATACATTACCATCTGCATCAATCAAATCACCATTGTCATTAACGGTATATACAACACCATCAAATTCAACTTCATCACCTGACTGTAAATCCCCCGTAGAAGAGTTGTTATCATCTTGGTTGTCATCACCTGTACCATTATCATCATTGGTATTATCAGGCTCTTGTGTATTATTACCATCTTTTCCAGTTACATCATCAACATCATTACCATTTAAATGGTCTTTATCATCTTGATTAGCTGGATTATTATCGACATTTACTGCTGGCTCTTGCACAGCACTGCCTTCAAAATCAATATTTACCTCTGGCATAACTTTACTTTTATTATTAAGTTTATAACTAGATTATGTTTAACTCCTACAAAAGTACTATATTTAATTATACTTACAAAACATTTTACAAAATTTTCATTAAAAATAATAAGATTGTTACTCATATAATAACTACTGCTAACATCATATATAGCATATTCTTCTTTACGGGGGTTGTTGCTGGAAATTGCCCAAATATGAACACATAAAACGCTGAATTTCCTATCTAGTTTTAATTGTGATTGAATTTATATACTTATGTGATTAAATGATAAGTTAGCTATATTTTGTAGCTTAAATCAAATTTTAATATTTAAAATAAAATAAGTAGTGATTATCTTTACAATAACCACTACTTACAATATAGAAATGCACTAAAGATATAGATAGTTAATGTTTCCATTTACGAGCATTAATCATAAATGTTGCTCGCTTACGAGTTAGAGGATTAGGAGAATGTTTAAGTTCTTCTGGAGTTTTACCTGTACGTTTCATCGTTTCCTTAAATTTACCACGATTAGCAGGGTCTATATGTATTCCTCCACCATTACGATATTTTGGAGTTATACCTGTTGTATCATATAAGTTCCTACGCTTTCTCATTTCTTATCGTATTTGTTTTTATTAGTTTTAGCTATCTTTAAATCATTCTGCATTTGCTCACGTTTAACTTGTCTATCAGCTGCTTTATTATACATATCAGCACTAAACTTATTTTGTTCAAGAGCCATCTTTTGTTGAGCTATTGCAGTTTTATTAGACTCAGCTTGTTCTTTAAGCCTATTTGTTGCAGCTGCTGCATCAGCACTAGTATCATTAACATTAGCAAGCATTGACATATCAACATCAACATATTTAAGTTGCATTTCATATTGATATTTAAGTTGCTCAGTAAGACGGTCTTGTTCACCTTGTGCTTCAATTTCAGCAAGTTTATTTTGAAGTTTAGCTTGTTCAAGCATTTGGTCAGCTTCTTTAAGTTCATTTTCATGCTGACGTTTGATAGCCATAAATTGATTAACAAGGTCTTTTATTTGACCAACATTGTTACCAGTGATAGCAGCAATAGCCATATCAAGGTCACCATTCTGAGCTGCACTAAATGCCCATTGACGAAGTTGATTAAGTTTATCAAGTTCCTTTTGACTATTCTTAACCATAACGCTATATGTAGCATATATGAAAGAATTAACATCTAAACTTAAATAACGTTGTTCTTGTTTATCATCAAAGAAACTTGTTTGCAAACCATCAATATATGCAAGTTTAGCAAAGTCAATATCACGTTGATAATCACGTTTACGAAGTTCATCGAATGTAGCAACTATAATAATACTACCCATAGATGAACGAGAAATAGCTTCTTCTGTAGTTTGTTTGCCAGCATATTGAGATATTTCACCATAACGCTGAGCATTCATATCAACCATCTCACGAGCTTCAAGTTTAATAGACTCCATAAGATTTGTGAGTTGAGTAATATAATCACCCATACTTGCATTAAGCATACGAATGTTAGCCATCTTTTGAGAATTAGCATCTTCACTATCATCAACTAGAAGAACTCCATCAGCTGCCATTTTATATACTTTATCTTCACTATCTGAAGCAACAAGTGATTCAGGTAAAAGAAGAATAAGCATCTTATTCTTAGCAATAACCATTTCACGATGATATGAAATAATGTTACGCATAATTTGATATGGAGTAATAAGTTTAACAATACTAAACTTACCCATAAAAGGAAGAACTTCCATTACACCATTATATGGTAGCTTACCATCACGTTGGTAAGGAAGAGGTCTAGCTTTAATTGGATATACAGCATTGTATCTAGAACCAATACGATAACCTTCATATACTTGAGGTTCATAAGCCCATTCAATACTTATATCTCCATCTTCAGGATTAAGTTGATAACCTTCTTCTACAATCTTTTTGCTAACAAAGCCTACTTCATTTTGATATGTAAGAACACCTTGTCTAGCTTCACCACGCCATACAACATGCCATACTTCAAATAAATTACCATTTACTCTAGATATTTCTACAGGCTCCTTTTGAAATAACTCTCGTTCTTCATTTGTAAATTTAGCACAACCATCTGGATAATATTCAAAATATTGACTATATAAAAGTTGTGTGGGAGCAGGACTTCCAGCATCACTATCATAATATCTTTCAAGAAATTCTCTGTCTTCTTTAGTTAACACATCATCAAACATATCTATAATTTCATTATAAGACAATGTCATTCTACGTGCAAACATATCATGATCTTCTACAAAGAAATTAGCATTAGGAATAGGATATGCTTCAACTAAAGGAACACATTCTTTTTTAAGAGTTTCTCCATTTATTTCAGTATAAGTATAGCATTCTCCAACAGTACAAAAATCTTTAAATGCTGATAGATAAACTATATCATCATTAGTTGCACTTCTAATATAGTCTAACAAATCTTGTGCTTGCTTACTCTCATCATCTATATATTTATCATTAAAATCTTTAATAAACTGTTCAGGGTCAGGCATAGCTTGTTGCATTTGTTCTTGAGTAAGTTCTTGACCAGTTTGAACAGCTTGTTGTTGCATTTGTTGAAGTTGTTTTTCAAGTTCTTGTTGAAATGCTTGTTGAGCAAGTTGAGCAATAGCTTCACGAAGTTTAAGAGTTTTCTTTAATACTACTTCAGCATTATTAGCACTAACAGTAAATTCATGAATACCTTTGAAGTATTCTGAAACATATCGTCTAATAATATCTGACATTATGTCAAGATTTCTCATAGTAGCAGGAAATCTTTGATATTTTTCTTTAGATGCATTATAAGGATTTAGAGTCTTTCGATAGAAAGAATCTGGAATATTACCATGCATTATATTAAGTTGAAGCTCTGTATCACTTCTATCATTCATAGATATGCCAGCTGCAATAACATAGTCAATACAATTAGCATACCATTCTTGTTTACTTTTTTCAGACTCGCCAACTCGTTGACGAGGAAAATGTCCATTATAAGTAATCATAACTTAAAACCAATCTCTATGAAATATATGTTTTTTATCTGTCACATCTATTTTCTTGCGATGAGCAAGTTCTTTAGCAGCTTCAATATCTACAAGTTTCCATTGAAGTGCTCTAATAATCATTTCAGAAACCCTATCAAAGTTACCAACATTATTCCACTTTTTAAGTTCAAGAATAGTTTGATAATCATAAATAGTATGAAATAATCTTTTAGGACGTCCAAGCTCATCTTTTCCAATCTCTGAATAAAGCATTTCTCTAAGAAGACGCAGACCTTCAAGTTTTCTTGGACCATCACCAATTACTACTCCATAAGTAGCAGTAACTTTACCTTTAAGAGAAGTATCCCATATTTGTACTGGGTCTTTCATTAAATATTTAAGTGCTTTCCATTTAGTAAAATTACTAATAGTTTCACCACGGTTAACCTCAACACCAACAGTCCCAATACAATTATAATATCTAGCAAGAAGATAACAAACTCTATC